TCACCTCGATCGTTTCTCGGGGGCGTGCTTTTCTCGATCGATGCGCCTGATCAGCCGAATGAGTTCGCCGTCAAACCGCCTGATTTCAGCTTTGTCCAGGTTGCTCTTTTTGGCGTTTTGGACGACGTTTTTTAGCACGCGGCCGTAATCATCAGCCTCTTCATCCGTCAGCTCACCCGAACGAACGCAGCGATCCAGCTTACTTTGTATTTCTGAAATCCGAATGTCGAGAACGGTGTCCGTGAGAAGAAATGGATCGCGCTGAAAGCAACAAGCTATATCGGCGAAAAGTAAGGAAAATGCAACAAATGCAGTTGCAGTGCACAGCATTCTTTTCATCTCCTACCATCCTTGATCCTTCATATTGTCTGCATGGGTCGTTATACTTTGGCGAATATAATGATGGGCCAAAAAAAAGGGGTCACCCTTTCTCCCGAATCTCCCGCTCTGTACGAATGCCGATCAATATGTCGCCCAAGCGAAAGACCCTGCGTGGCTTTGTGATAATTACCATCAAACCACCCGCATGTTCTAATTTGCTGAGCCACTTGGCCTCCGACGAATAGATCATGACGGCATCGTCAAGTCGACTGCCGCCACCTCCGTCTATTACTTCTAGTCTTTCCCGCCCCCGCGTTGATTCTCTCTCTGTTGACTTTCCCCCATTTGCCCCAGAGTCTTAAAGTCGTCCTCCCGAGGCACAAAGTGCCTCTTTATGACCTCGATATCGGCTTCAAGCGCGGTTATGCGCTTGGCGCTGCGCACGGTTTCCTGAAAAGCAAAGGTACTTTGAGTGAGCGCCTGCTTTACACCCTCATGACCGGAGTTCATCACCTCTACGAATGCATCGAGCACCGGCTTGGCATCGGCCGGAATGTTGGTTTGTGAAGCTGCCCGCAAACATCCGTCTTCCTGTTCCATGGCTCGCTGATTGTCAACGTTGGGCGCGACATTCTCCGCGTACATCGGCCCTCGGCCGGTCAGAAGCCAATCAATCGAAACGTTGGTCTTCTTTTGAATCAGTATTAAATGGTCGGATTTTAGCTGACCTCCCTCATTCCATATCCTGTTGAAAGTAGCGCCATTAATGCCGATCTTCTTTGCCCACCCAAAAGGTTTGTCAGCTTGCGCGCCCATAATCATTGCCAGTCTATCTTTGAGGTTCATTTCGGAGTTCACCTCTCTAACTCCGAAATGAACTCCGAAATACGTCGACTCGTTTTGAAGTTAGAGACATTCAATAATCTCACGTTGTTATCCCTAAACTCTGAAGAAAATGCATGTTATCAACTTCGAAACAATATTTTCCTCTTGACATAACTTCATTATGATGTAAAAAATAACGAATTGAAGTAATCATTACCCCACTACTGAGGGAGAAGGACTTATGCCAGAAAAGCGGCGACACCCGATGTCGAGGCGTCAACGAAAGGCCCTCCTCGCTTTGCACGGCCTCACCCCAGCAAGCATCGCCAGGGGCACCGGCAGGAACATCCGAACGGTCTGTACCATCATCAACCATTTTCCCAAGAAAAAGTCCCGTCCCATACAGGAATACATCGCGCAGCACACGAACCGCACGTACGAGCAGATATGGGGCACGGTTGAACTCCAAAATGAAGCGAAAGAGCCTATTCAGAGTCAGCATAGTACTACTCTAACAAACAACGGATCGGCTTGTAAATGACGAAAAAGAAGAAAATATCGTCACACTTCCAACCCGGCCCCACCCTGTTTGAGCTTGTTCAGGAAGCCACTCGAAACCAAGGGAACGATGTTCCCAAGGGTTCCCTCGATATACGAACGGAACTTAAGTGCGCTCTCGCCGAAGACCTGCGCCACGCCGTGGATGAAAACGGAAGAGATATCTCACGGGCACAGGTGGCGGCGAGGATGACTGACGAACTCGGCCGAGAAGTCACCCTGTCGGACCTGAACAACTGGACGGCAACGAGCCACCCGCATGAGATCTCACTCAGCGCGTACGTAGCCCTCTTCAAAGCTACGGGAAATCAACATCAGACAGCCGACGTCATCTCTCGCCACACTGGCCTTTTTCTCCTTCCCGGTCCTGAAGCGCTTCGGGCTGAACTAACGAGGCGGGACGAAGTAATTGAAAAGGCGAGGGCCGAAAAGAGGGAGATCAAGGCGCTTCTGCACGAGTTTGAACGCCGGAGGAACTGATGAAGGAGTGGCATACAGCGAAAGAATTGGCCGGTCTCCCCGGGATGCCAGGAACGGAGCGAGGCATACAAATTAGGGCCGAAAAAGAGACCTGGCGGTCACGCCCCCGATCAGGCCGTGGAGGTGGTCGGGAGTACCATCTTTCCTCCCTTCCCGCCCAGGCCCGCAACGCTCTCCTTACCGTTTCGGTCGGTCCTTCGTCAGTCTTCGACCAGGACGAAATCAAGGTCTGGGGCGCATCCAGACGCATAAACCTTTCCCCGTCACAGCTCGCCGATCCGTCCTACCTCATCAAGGTCTCGGTGGCTCGCGCCATCGAGACCTGTCCCGCCTACTCAGGCAGGGAGCGGTTGATCGCCGAGCTGGCCTCGATCCACGGAGTCGCATCAGTCACTATCCGGCGCTGGCACGGCGAGGTAATGACTGCCCGGCCCTCTTCCCGGCCGCGCATCCAGGTCGGCACCGAGCGCGTGGAGATCCCCGCGTCCCGGAAGTTCGCCCCCGAGGCCCTCGCCTATGGCCTGGGCTGCTACGCCCGAGACCTCAAAGCCGGCCTTCGCGCCGCCTATCGGGACATGACCATTGAAGCATCGGCGAGGGGATGGAAGATCGGCGACTACTCCAATTTTACCCGGGCCGCAAAGAAACTTCCCCCCTCAATCCTCATCCACATTCGTAAAGGAAACATCGGCGCGGAGCTGGCCCTCGCCCCCAAGGTGATCAGGCAGTGGACCGCCGTCCCCGTTCAATCGGTCCTCTGCGGAGACCAGAAGATATTCGACTACGTGGTCAAGGACACCGAGACCGACGAGCTGATCATCCCCAACGGGTACCTCTGGATGGATTGCGCAAGCCGTGACATCAACGGCGCCTGGATCGAGCTGGGCCACTACAACGGGCTCACGGTCGGCAACGCGCTCCGGGAAGCACTCCGGTACGGTATCCCCGACGAGATTTTCACCGACTGGGGCAAGCCTGAATTGAGCAAACACACCGCCCGCATCCTCAAAGGGCTGTCCGCCCTGTCCCGCCCGGGTGACTTCTCTACCATGCAGGACAAATTCGGCGACGTTCCCGACATCGATGACGAAGTCGACCACCGGAAGGCCCAACCGGGCAAGCCCTGGAAGAAGCCCATTGAAAACGTGATGAACCTCATCGAGGTCCGCCTCCGTGACAAGCACCTTCCCGGGTACCGGAAGCGCATGAAGGACGCATGGGAGAACAAGGTCACCCAGGCGGAGCTAAAAGGCATGATCAAAGGCGATCGGCTCATGACGATCGAAGACTTCATCCAGACGGTCTTCTCCGCGATTGCTGAGCACAACCAGGCGGAGAAGAAGTTGAAAGAAGGCGGAAAGATCGTCCCCCAGGACTTCTTCTTCTCCGGCCTTCAGGCGCGGCCTCCCCAAACGATCGACGATCGCACCCTCGATTACATCTGCCTACCCTGTTACGAGCGGACGCCCCACCAAAGCGTCGTCACCCTCCAGGTTCGCCCTGGTGACACCCGCAGGTACTTCGCCCCCGCTCTGGCCGGCATGAAGGACCGCGTCCAGGTCTCCGTCGACCCGTATGACCGCGAGGCCCCTGCGGTCCTCACCGATCTATCGGGCAACTACCTCGACATCGCCGAGGCGTGGAACGTTCATGATCCCAGGGACGCGGAGGGCCTCGCCCGGAAGATCGAGCGCCAGAAGGAGCTGATGAAGTGGGTCAGGGAGCAGGCAAAACGCCTCAAGAACAATTTCGGCCTCGTCGAAACACCTTCCGTCACGAAGGTCACGCCACAAACCTACACGGCCCGCCGGGCCGAGAAGGCAAAGCTCATCTACGAGCGGCAGAAGGAAAACGCCCGCATCGTCGCGGCCGACCAGAAACGCGAGGCCGATGAGCTGAGGGCCGAACTCGTTGCCCGGTTCGAGGAGGCGGAGGCCTCCGAAAAAACGACACCGGAGACCATGGAAGGTAACGCGGTCCCCTTTAGGCCCTTTCACCTTCCGCCTGAAGGCCGCGACCGTTACATCTACTATCTCCAACTCAATGAGCGCGTGGTACTCGCCCCGCAGGGGCTCGCTGAGCCGCTCACCGAGCAGGAGCGGAACTGGTTCGAGTATTACCCCACGTCGGAAGACTACAAGGCCTGTAAGGGCCTGCACGAAAAGCACGGCAGCATCTATCTCAACCTGTAAGGGGGTTAAGGAATGACAGAGAAGATAATCGCTCCAAGCATCGCACCGCTCAAGAACGTGGCCCTTTGTTCGAAGGCGCTGGGAGAAGCCATGAACAGGGCACAGCACTTGCCCGGTATGGTCGTCTTCTACGGCCCGGCAGGATGGGGCAAAAGCATGGGCGCGGCGTATTCCGCGAACGAGCACGACGCGCACTACGTCCAGTGCAGCAGCACGATGACAAAGAAAGCGTTTCTTCGTGCCATTGCGAAGGACATGGGAGTCGCCCCTGCCTCCTCCACGACGATTTACGATCTTTGTGATCTGGTCTCCGAGCACCTCGCGCTCTCGGGAAAGCCCCTCATCATCGACGAGATGGATCACCTCGTGAGGAACAAGTCGGTCGAGATCGTGAGGGACATCTACGAAGGGTCCTACGCCCCGATCCTCCTCATCGGTGAAGAGCATTTCCCGAACAACTTGAAACAGTGGGAACGCTTTCACTCCCGGGTCCTCGACTTTGTCGCGGCCGCACCGGCCGACGCCTCCGACGCAGCCCTCCTCGCTAAGTTTTACTGCCCTAAGATCAGGATCGCCGGCGACCTCCTCGGAGAACTCGCGAGCGATCGCGTGTCGAAGGGGAGCGTCCGCAGGCTCTGCGTCAATCTCGCACGGATCGAGAGAGAAACGATGAGCCACGGCCTCAAGGAAGTGGACCTCGCCGCCTGGACCGACTGGGGCAAAGGGTGGTTCACCGGCGACGTCAAGGTGCGGGGATGAGAGCGAAGAAACGGAAACCGTTCCGCCGGGAGCAGATCTGGAAGACCATCCGGAAGTTCAAGTCGTTTGCGGTCTCCGACCTCGGCACCGACCTCGACAATAGCCCTGTCTATGCTTTCTTAAACGGCCTCGTCGCGGCCGGGTACCTCGAACGCGAGGGCAAGGTGCAGACGAAGCTATTCGGAGCCAACCGCTACCGGCTCATCAAAGACGCAGTCGAAGCCCCCTACGTCAGGAAGGACGGAACCGTGCCCACCAGGGGCAGCGGACGCGCCAGGATGTGGCGGGCCATGAAGATACTCCCGTCCTTCACCATTGTGGACCTCGTCGCGTGCTGTGAAAAGGGGGGACCCGCAGTCGCAACCTGGGAAGCCAGGACTTACGTCGCCTATCTGGAGCGCGCAGGATATCTCAAGCGCCTCGATGCGCACGGCGTTGCCCTGGCGTCTTTTAAGCTCGTCCGCTGGACCGGTCCCAGGCCTCCCATGATTCAGCGGATCAAACAGGTCTTCGACCCGAATCTAAAGAAGGTCGTGTGGCGGCCGAAGGCCGAGGAGGGGGATGATGACCGTTGAAACGTCGTTGAACCTTCTGAACGAGATGGTCGAAAAGCTGGGGCTCCAGGCGGTCGCCGAACGGACCTGCTACTCGAAATCCGCGCTCTGTCACGTGCAACGCGGCACGTACAAGGGCAAAGTGGAGCGAGTTCTGGAGGCGGTCCGCAATACTTTCGACCAGACGACCGTGAGCTGCCCCGTCCTCGGCGACATCTCTTATGCCCGCTGCATTGAGGAGAAGAACAGGCCCTTTGCAGCGGTCAATCCCCTGCGGGTCCGCCTCGCGAAGACGTGCAAGACGTGCCAGGGCGGTGCCGGATGAAGCGCAAGCCCGAACAGGCGCATCGCGTCCCAGGCGGATTGGCAGGCCCATGGGAGGGGACCGAGCTTAAGAGCTTCTGGGCCGTATGTCGCCTCCTCCATATCGACAGGACCAACGTCGACGAGATGATCAAGGAGCATTTCGGAAAGGACCACATGTTGGACCTTACGAGGCCCGAGTGGATCGACCTCTTCCTTGCCGTCAAGGAATTCGCCCGGCCCCGTCGTCGGGCGGCGCTCGAAGGCAAGGACCCTAAGCACGGCCGGGCCAGCGACGACCAGTGGTCGCGTATACGGTGGCTCCAGGGCCAACTCGGCTGGACCGACGAGCACCGGGACAGCTACATCAAGCAGCACGGCGGTATCGACAACGTCGCCTGGATGACGGTATCGATCGGACGAGCCGTCATTGTCGGCATGCAGAAGGTACTGACCTGGAGGGAAGAAAAAGAACAAGGGGGTAGCACATGCCAAAACTGAAGGATTCGTATCTGTGCATGGACTGTGACGAGATCTTCACCATCGACGGGAAGCCGGGGGCGAGTTGCCCGAGCTGCACGTCGCGCTCGTTCGCACCGATCTCCGGGTGGATCACGAGCCAAGATCTGGCGGACAGGCTCCACGCGGCCGAGGACACAAAGCACAGGGTGCCCGCCGTCGTCAAGCTGGCTGTCTCCCAAGGGGTGGAAGCCCAGCGTTTGGCCGTCCCAGTGTTCGAAGGGCGCGCCGCAGGACGGAGGAGGTAGGCCATGGAACGCATAGAATATGCAGCGCGCATCTACGCAGACGCCCGGGCTATCCTCAACAGGCGCGTTCTCAGTCTTGAGGCCGAGGAAAACAAGCTCAAGAAGAAGCATCTTCCGGCGATCAGGACCGCACTCGTGGCAGCGAAGGAGAAATACGAGCTACTCCTCGACCTCGTCCGGCAAAACAAGGCACTCTTCAAGCGGCCGAAGAAGCAGGCATTCCACGGCGTGGAGGTCGGTTACCGCAAACAGAAGGGAAAGATTGGCTGGGACGATGACGCCCAGGTCATTCGCCTTATCCGCAAGCACTTCCCCGATCAGGAAAGCCTTCTCATCATCACCAGAGAGGTTCCGTCCAAGGAGGCCCTGCAGGCCCTCACCGCCGCCGACCTCAAGAAGATCGGCGTCCGCGTTACCGACGACGAGGACAAACCCTTCGTCAGGACGACGGACTCCGACATCGACAAGCTCGTCGATGCCCTTTTCAAGGGCGAGGAAAAAGAACGCGAGGAAGGCGCGGCATGAAGCGGGGACGACGCAGATACTTTTTTGTGTCCTTTTCGTTCAACAGCGCGGCGCATACCGGCTTCATCAACATGGGCTTCGTCGCGAGGGGATTCCCGTCGAACGAGGAGATACGGCAAGAGGCGGCAAAAGGCCACAGTCTGCCAGTTGAGGAACTTGTCGTCGTGTCCATACACGAGTTCGCCGGAAGAAGGGACTACATGACGTTCTGGGGCGCACGGGGCGGCGCTCCTCCAGCGAAATAGAAGGCCGAAACCCGGCGGGACGGCTTCGGCCGCCTGCACGGGTATGACCGGTTATGCCGGCACCGACGAGGCCAGGAGGAAATGATTGATCAATGCCACTTGATAAAGCCGGCTTCATCAAGCTCATTCACGTCGCAAAGGCCGATCTTCGGCTCTCGGAAGATGTCTATCGCGACATGCTGAGGGTCAAGTATGGGGTAACGTCGAGCACTCAGCTCAATGTCTATCAGGCGTCGGAGTTCCTCGATCATCTGAAAGGCCTCGGCTTCAAGATTCGGCCGACCAGGGCGCTGAGATCCTCCCGGGCGGCCGACTCCTGCCACCCGTGCAGACCTCGGCCACAGAGCGCCGAAGAGCGCCCGGCTGAGGAGATCCGCTACCCGGTGACGCCGACCCAGCTCGCCGACATCGCCCAGCTCCGCGAGAACGTAATCTGGCAGACGCCCGGCGGGTATCTGAGATGGCTCGGCAAGTTTCACCACACGCTTGCGGTCACCGACTCCCGGACGGCCGGCAAAGTGATCGCCGGGCTGCGCGGGATCTGCATGGGGCAGCACGGGTGCGAACTATGCGGACCGAACGAAGGAGTGACAGCGACTTGCGGTATTGCGAGCGCCGTAAAGGAGGCAAGATGAAACCCACACCCGAGGAATGGAAGGAGATTGAGAAAGAGCTATCCACGATCTACAAAACGGTTGAACTGACTATAGACGACTACAAGATCACCCTGCGGCTGAGCCAGGTCGGGAAGCTCAAGCTTGCAATCATCGTTTACGTGAACGGTTGGATCAAAGCCGAATACTGGCGAAACGATTGTGAGGAAAGAAGGCGCTTTTATCACCGCAGCACGATATACATACACAGAAAGAAGTTCAGGGACGCTTTCAGCAAGCTGTCAAAGAAAATGAGCCGATCGAAGATAGCAAAGGCGACCGGACTACGCCCTGACGTTAACGTCAACGCAACTATGGAAGTCTACGCTCCCTACTGGGGATCGTTCAGGCTGTTGAAAGCCCATTTGGTCAAAAGCAATGAGAACATCGAGTGGACGAATAAACCCGTGAAGGAAGACTCGTCCGCCGCTCAAGTGAAGGGGCAGCATGTCCGATAACGATGACGCGATCCTTGCCCGGCTGAATGGAGACTTTCGCCGAGTTGCCGAGATCGTGGGCGTTGAAAAGGCGTTGCGAATCTCCCAGGAATTCGGGGGAGAGTACATTTCCATCCCGAAGCTCGATGGCCTCCGCAGGACCGCGCGCGATGCCTCTATCCGTAAAGACTATGATGAATCACCAGACAAGTCGCGAGCTGTACGCCGGCTCGCCCGGAAGCACAATTTGACAATGGCACAGATTTACAATATCCTCGGAAAACAGCCGGCCGACACCGAGCCGGTTGCTCTCCCTCTTTTCTTTCAAACCGAACCCCTCAAATAGCCACAACTCAAACGCTTGACATACCCGACTGCACCGGCACCACGGTACAGTCTTCTCGCGATGCGATGCCCCCTTTCAAATGTGGAGCGGACGCCTGATCACGTCCGCTCCCTCACTAAGAACTTTACGACCGGCAGGAGCCGGATCACCACGCGAGCGCACCTTGTCCCGGCCCCTGCCCTGATTTGAGGGTGACATGACTGAAGAGTTGAAAGCGCTTCTATCGTCGATGTTGGACAACAAAGAGCTTGTGGCGATGGCCGCCTACCTCGAAGCGAGAAACCAGGGGCCGGAGGGAATAACGGCCGTCTGTCTGGTCATCAAGAACCGGCACGACCTTTGGGGCCAGTCATATCAGCAGGTCTGCCTCGGGAAGAATCAGTTTGAGTGCTTCGACAAGGCAGAGGAACTTGCCGAGAGAATTGCCCGACACTGGGACACGGTCATTGCCGAGGACAAAGCCCTCACAAGGTGCTACGCGATCGCGCAGGCCGTCGTCGATGGAAAGCTCCCGTCTTTCATAGGCAAGAGCACCTGCTACAAACGGTACGATTGCCGCTCTCCTTGGTTCGACAAAGAGATCAAGGCGGAGAAGCTCATCGAGCAGTGCCGCATCAAGGATCACGTTTTCTACGTCGAGAAGCGGTTCCTTAACCGAGCATAACGGGCTCCATAGCCCGTCGAATTCCAACGCAAAGGGGGTTCACGTGTTCAAAGTATCAGCGGTTTCAATGGTGATAACGGTCTTTCTCTTCGGCACGGCATTCTGTCTCTGCCTGAGCACCGTGGCTGCACGGTTGTGCCGGTATCTCGCAGAGCGTCTCTCGTTCAAGCCCCTGATTCGGGAGATGCTTTCTCCCGCGTTCCTCACGGCTGCGTTCTTCTTCACGTTAGTCTCCGTCGCTCTCGCCGCGCCCGATGATGCCCCGGCGGCCGGGCTCTCCTGGGGGGCGCTCATCGTGTCGATCCTCATTGCCCTTGTACTCGGCTATATCGTCGGCAGCTTCACCAGGGATAAGGCATATGCCGAGCTAAAGACACTCTACGAAAAGGGCAAGTCGAAGTTCGATGAGTTGATGGACGCAAAGGACAGGGAGATCGAACGCCTGGAGCGTGAGCTGGAGAACGCCCGGCTCGCCGTTTCGGAGACCATCAGAGAGGGACTGAAAGACACGGCGGCGAAGATCCCGGGTGCCTCGGCCGGGACTGACAGCAAGGAATGACCCCCGTGGAAGGAAAGGTAAAATTCCTCCAAGACCACAAAGGCAATCGTTCGGAGATGCGTCTTATCAGCTTCTTGTCTTTTCTCGCGGCCGCAGGGATCGCGTTCATTCTCGTGTTGAGGCACCCCGCCGCGCCTGAGCCTTTTCCGAGCAACGGCCTCGTCCTGGTAGCCCTCTTCCTCACGGCGGCCGTTGTTCCCAAGACCTTTCAGAAGTTGATCGAACTAAAGTTCGACCGGTTCTTCCCTCCCGGACGACCGGAAAAGGAGGCGCCATGACCTGGTTGTTCGTCCTTAAGAAGGCGTTGCCCTACCTCATAGTCGGGGCCATAGCGGCGGCGGGGGCATGGTACATCCAGTCCGTGCGGATCGGCGCGGTCAAGAACGATCTGCGACAACAGGCGATCGACCTCAAGGTCTGCACGGACGCCAATGCCGTCAGCAAGACCACGATCGAGGATCTCCGTGACGAGATCGCGGCAGCGAACGGGATCGCGAATGCGAGGCTTTCCGACAAGGACACTGCCGTCAAGAGGATTCGCGCGATAGACGCTTTGCAGCCACCCACGAAGGAGGCCACACGTGAAAAAAGCCCGGGTGTTACGGCACAGCCCACTATGGAGAACGTTCGCCAGACGGACGGCAACGCTGGTCCCGGTGATCGCGCTGACGATCCTATTCTTCGCGAGCTTAACCGGATGTTCGACGGTGGCTCCGGCGGTAGCGAAGACTGAGTATGTGCGAGCGACGGTTCCCGACCTTCCTCAGCCTCCCGCGTATTACCCGGTCTCGTGGCGATCGCACGAGCCCGGCATATACACCCTCGACGCCGAGAACGCGCGGAACCTGCTCAAGAACCGCGCCCTCGACGAGGCCCGCCAGTCCGAGCTGCGCCACATCCTGGAGGGGATGAAGTGAAAGACCAGTGGCCTCTCTTCATCTTTCTCGCGGGGCTCATCGCCGCGTGGAGCCTCATGATACTCGGCGTGATGCGGGCCATGCTCTCCCGGCATGCTGCGGAGATCGACCGGAAGCTCGAAAGCCTCGGGACGGTCAAGGACGACTATCAGCGCATCGAACGCCAGGTGCTGGAGCTGAAGGCGGACCTGCCGATGTGCTATGTGAGGCGGGAGGACTTCATTCGGGAGGAAGTGACCATTAACGCGAAGCTCGATCACCTGCGCGATCTCATCGAAGATAAAGTGAGGGTAACCCAATGACTTCGGCAGAAGAGCAAATCAGACGCGAAACGCTCAGGTGGTTGATCCTGACGACCCTGCACAGAACCCAAGACATCGGGGCCTCCGAAACGCTCGTGAGAAACGTGGTGGAGCCGGAGATACCTGATGTCACGGCAACCGAGATACGACGGGCGTTCGATTACTTAGAAAAGCGGAACCTCATCGAGATCACCAATCGAGACCGTCCGGTGTGGGTGGCCGTAATCAATCGCTATGGCTGTGACGTAGTGGAGTACGAGCTGCCTTGCGAGCCCGGCATCGCCCGGCCGAAGCAATGGTGAGTTGATGTCGATTCGCTCGAAAGTCTTCACCCTGCCCGACGACGTCAAGGCCGCCCTGGACAAGAAGCTCGTCAAAGGTGGCTTCTCCGACTATTCCGGCCTCGCCGCCTGGCTTGAAGAGCAGGGCTACGAGATATCGCGCACTTCTCTCCACCGCTACGGTCAGGAGTTCGAATCCCGCCTGGCCGCGATCAAGGTCGCGACCGAGCAAGCCCAAGCGATCGCCGAGGCCGCGAACGACGAGGCGGGCGTGATGGGTGACGCTCTCACGCGCCTCTGTCAGGAGAAAGCCTTTCAGGTCCTCGTCAACATGTCCGATCCCGACCCCGAGAAAGTTGATCTCAACAAGATGGGGATCATGATCGCCCGGCTTAACCGGGTTTCCGTCGCGCAGAAGAAGTGGATGGCTGAAGCAAAGGACAAAGCAAAGAAGGCCGCCGAAACCGTGGAGAAGAAAGTCGCCGGCAAGATCGATGCGGAGACCCTGCGCCAAGTGAGAGAGGAGATTTATGGCATCGTCGGCTAATGCTGCGGTCCCTCTCTACCGCTACCAACGGAACTGGATCGCCGACAAGTCGAAGTTCAAGATCGGCATGATGTCCCGGCAGTCGGGCAAGACGTTTACCTGCACCCTGGAGATCGCGGACGACTGCGTCGAGGCGGAGTCCAAAAACCAGAGGGCTCGGTGGGTGATCCTTTCGAGGGGAGAGCGTCAGGCGAGAGAGGCCATGGAAGAAGGGGTGAAGCGGCACCTGGCCGCGTACCAGAAAGGCTTCGAGGCATACGAGTATGACTGGGACCCCGACGTCAAGGCGCAAGAGATAGTCCTTCCGGGCGGGTCAAGGATTACCGCTCTGCCGGCGAACCCCGACACGGCCCGTGGGTTTTCGGCGAACCTCCTCCTCGACGAGTTCGCCTTTCACAAAGACTCGCGCGGGATCTGGAAGGCGTGCTTCCCCCTCGTCTCGAAGCCCGGCCTCAAACTGCGGGTCATATCAACGCCCAACGGCAAGAGCAACAAGTTCTACGAGTTGATGACGGATGCGGGCACGGGCTGGTCGCGCCACACGACTGACATCTATCAGGCGGTGGCGGATGGCCTCCCCCGGAACATCGACGAACTGCGCGCGGGCATCAACGATCCGGACGCATGGGAACAGGAGTACGAGTGCAAGTTCGTCGACGAGGCCACGGCCTATATCACCTACGAGATGATCACCTCATGCGAGGACGAGAAGGCCACGAAGGAGCTTCCCGGCCCTCTGATGATCGGGCCGGAGTACTACCTGGGAATGGACATCGGTCGCAAGAAGGACCTCACCATCATCTGGCTGTGGGAGAAGGTCGGGGACGTGCTCTGGACGAGGATGGTAAAGAAGCTCTTCCGGGAGAAGTTCTCCACCCAGCGGGAGGTGCTATTCGCCCATTTGCCCTTTATCCGCCGGGCGTGCATCGACGCCACCGGCCTTGGCACTCAATTGGGCGAGGAAGCGGTGGAGCGGTTCGGATCGAAGGTCGAAGCGGTGACGTTCACCGGTCCGGTGAAAGAGGACCTGGCCGTGACCATTAGGCGGAGATTCGAAGACCGGACATGTCGTGTTCCGATCGACCGGGAGATACGGGATGACCTGCACTCCGTCAAGAAGATCACGACAGCCGCCGGCAACATCCGGTTCGACGCGGAGAGGACAGAAGACGGCCACGCGGACCGTTTCTGGGCTGCTGCCCTGGGCACGCATGCGGCATCGACGCCGGCGGCGCCGATCGAGTTCCAGTCGACGGGTCAGGCGAGGGAGCACACGAAGATGGGGGGCTACTTCCGATGATCCGCCTCGTTCAAAAATGCCCCACAATCGCTTTTCGGGACCCGAAACGTAATTCCGTACGGCTCGGGCCGGGAAAGTATCCCTCAAACAATTCTCAACGGCTTCGCAACGAAATACGGGGGCGAGGGTAGATGGCAAAAAGGTCCCATAGAAGAAAACCCATGCTTCGCGAGTTCGCGGCCTCTGACGAGACGTCTCCGGCAAGGGGAAGGCAAGCCCCGGTCGTCGAGGAGATCGCGACCGCCAGAAACGACATCTTTCAGGACTATTTCGGCACGACCCTCGCGAACCCCGACAAGGTCTTGAAGAGCGAGTCGGGCGGTAAGGGCATCGAGATCTACGAGGACCTCCTTCGGGACGACAAGGTCGGCTCCACGCTCCAGACGCGCAAGCTCGCGGTGGTGGGCAAGGAATGGGAGATCGTTCCCGCCTCCGAGAAACGGCAGGATCAGAAGATCGCGGACTACGTCCGGGAGGTCCTGGGTAAGTTCAAATACGACGACGCCCGCAAGGTGCTCCTCACGGGGATCGTCACGGGGTACAAACCTGCGGAGATCATGTGGGAGTACTCCGAGGGGCAGGTGTGGGTCAAGGACATCAAAGGCAAGTCTCCCCGCCGCTTCGTCTTCGGCACGGACAACCGGATGCGCCTCCTCACCATCAAGAACATGGTCGAGGGCGAGGAGATCCCCGAGCGGAAGTTCGTCATCTATACGAACGTGTCCGACAACGGCAGCCCCTATGGTGACGGCCTCGGTCGCATCCTCTACTGGCCCGTCTGGTTCAAGAAGAACGGCATCAAGTTCTGGGCAACCTACCTCGACAAGTACGCCTCTCCCACTGCGGTCGGCAAGTACCCTCCGGGTACCGAGAAGCCCAAGCAGAAGGAGCTGCTCTCCGCCCTGGAGACGATTCAGCAGGAATCGGCGATCACCATGCCCGATGGCATGATCGTGGAGTTCCTGGAGGCCACCCGCTCGGGGGCCGTGAACACCTACGAGGGGTGGTGCAACTTCTGGAATGCGGCTATCGCCCAGGTGATGCTCGGCCAGACGCTTACCTCCGACATCGGCGACAAGGGCTCTTATTCCGCCTCCAAAACGCACGAGGAGGTGCGACAGGACTACTTGAAGGCCGACGCGGACGCCCTATGCGAGGCACAGAACAGTCAGCTCGTCCGCTGGATCGTCGACTATAACTTCCCGGGCGTCACCGCCTACCCCACGGTGTGGATCAGGACCGAGCAGGAAAAGGACTTGAAGCCCCTCGCGGAGCGCGACAAGGTCCTCGTCGTCGACATGGGCCTGCCCGTTGGCAAGAAGTACCTTTACGAGACCTACGGCATTCCCGAGCCCCAGGAAGACGAGGAGTTGCTCAACGTGGCGCCGAAGAGCCCCGCAGCTCCCGACAAAGCCGATGACGCCAAGGGACCCGCCGTCAAGTTCGCCGAGGGAGCGGACGGCCTCATCGAAGCCCAGGGCAGCATCGATGCCCTCGTGGACCGCTCGCTCGCGAGGGGCGGCCTCGATCTGGCGCCCCTCTATCGCATCGTGGACGAGGCGAGGAGCTTCGAGGACCTGGAGAGGCGCATCGCCGAAGTCTACCAAGGCCTGGACCTCAACCTCTTCAATCAGGTCCTCGCGCGGGCGCTCTTCCTCGCGGACGTGAAAGGGAGGAGCCTCGATGCCTGACATCGCCTGGGGTCCCCTTCCCTTTAAGGAGGCGATCGAGGCCTTCCGAGCGAGGGCCTTCAAGATCGCCGGCGTGATGAGGGACGATGTCCTCGGAGATCTCCGCAAGTCGATCGGCAAGGCGATCGCCGAAGGCACGGCCTACGGCGAGTTCCGGAAGGAGGTCCGGTCGATCATGGAGCGGCGCGGATGGACGGGCCTCGCCCCCTACCGCCTTGACAACATCTATCGCACGAACATCCAGGCCGCCTACCAGGCCGGCCACTACGCGCGACAGATGCAGACTGTTGACACCCGTCCTTACTGGCAGTATGTCGCCGTCATGGACGGCCGCACGAGGCCCACCCACCGGGCGGCCCACGGCATGGTCTTCCGCTACGACGATCCCTTCTGGAGCGCGAACTACCCGCCCAACGGTTACCGCTGCCGCTGCACGGTCCGGTCCCTCTCCGCTGCCGAGGTGGACCGGGAGAAGCTCACGGTCTCCATCGACGGCCCTCTCGTCGCCGACGCCGGATGGGATCACAACCCGGCCCTCGATCTTCCCCAGGCCGGCCGCACGCTTAAGCCGGAGAAGAAGCAGGGCCTTGCCGCCCGCGTGCCTGTACGTGCCTACGCCGACATCGAGAGGCTCCTCAAGACCTTCGACAGCGAAAACCCCGGTCTCTTCGAAAGGGGTGCGCCAAGGATAGAAGTGTCGAGATCGTCCCGGGCGTTCATGTCGACCGACTGTCAGGGGCGCATCAGCCTGTACAGCCACAGCTTCAGGCAGTGCAACGGCTTCAACGCAGCAACTGAGCTCAAGAGCGCCCTTTCGAAGCTCGGTAAGGGGAAAGAGCTGACCTTCCATGAGGAGTACGCGATCGAGTCTCTCTGGCACGAAGTGAACCACAACGCCATGAAGCACATCGACCTCTATATGTCGAAGTGGGACATCTGCCGTCAGCTCATGGAGACGGTCAATCAGTTCTGCTCTCGGCACACCTATCCGGAGTTTCTGCAGAAACTAGGCGGCGCGGTTTCTCACAAAGCGCAAGTCCTTGAAAAAGGCTATGGCTACGGGCCATGGGTAACTAACATCAGGTCACTCATCGCGCGGCTCGGCTGCAGGGAGGAAGCCGTCCTCTCCGATCTAAGGAAGATCAACGTGGAGGGCTATTGGGAGGACCGGCTCGAAGACATCGCCAGAGCGCTCCACCGACACCAGGAGGGCAGACGGCCGGAAGGTACGATCAACCGGGTGGTGCGCCGAATCACAAAAGACAGTCCTGCGGAATTCTCAAGGACACTGGAGGCTATGCTTGCGGAAGAATAAGGTCGGAATAGGACGCGCTGAACCGGAGATCAGGGTCCTCGACTTTGGAGAGGTAACCTTCGGCGCGCTCTTCATCGCCCCGCCTGGAGAAGAGGCGGTACAGATCCACGTTGACGGAATCCTGGTTTGCGAAGCGGACATACTCCGTCTTCGTTTCGGTGCCGCCCAGCAGGCCCCGCATCTCTTCATCGGTCAAGGAATGGTCGAAGATCGTCTCCATAAACCCGTTATAGCACGAGGTATTACCTCTGTCAAGGAGAATTGCCGATGGTAACGATCACCCTCCACGATGAAGAAGCCCTCAGAGTCATCGGAACACTGCGCCGCCGCGCACGGGACATGACCCCCTTCTTCTCAGAGGTCGGGGAGATCGTAAGAAGCTCGATCATCAGGAACTTCGAGGAAGGCGGGAGGCCCGAAGCGTGGACGCCGACCAGGATACGGTCGATTTACAGCGCATACAGGCGGAAGGGAAGAAAGGCGTACACGCTGAAAGGGGCCTTGAGAAAAGCCTTTCAGCGGCACGCCGGGAGCAAGAAGACCCTCATCGACACCGCCGACCTCATGAACTCCATCAATGCTCGGCCCTATCCGGACAGGGTCGAGATAGGGACCGCAAAGCGTTACGCCGCCATACATCAGTTCGGCGGCATGGCCGGAAGAAACCGCAAGGTGCGGATACCGCCGCGGCCGTATCTCCTGGTGCAGGACGAGGACTGGACCGAGATCAAGAAAGAGCTGGGGAATTACCTCACGGAGGAGTAGATGGACTGGTTTCCGGTTTTTAGAACAGGCACGCACACCGATTCGGCGGGCAACGAGAAGACCTGGACGGAGGCGGATCTCGACCGCATGGTCCATTCCTATGATCCCTCGGCGCATGAGGCACCGATCGTCATCGGCCACCCCCAGGACAACGCTCCTGCGTACGGGTGGGTCGAGGCGCTCAAACGAGAGGGGAGTCTCCTCCTCGCCAAGCCCAAGGACCTCGTCCCCGAGTTCGTGGAGATGGTGAGGCGGACCCTGTTCAAGAAGCGGAGCATCTCGGTCTACCCGGACGGCAGCCTTCGCCACGTTGGCTTCCTGGGCGCCATGCCCCCCGCCGTGAAAGGCTTGCCGGACGTGAGTTTCGAAGACGCGGAGGCGTCGGTTTGGGAATATGCCGACCCATCCACGGCACAAAATCCAAAGGAGGACAGGAAAATGAAGTTTGTCGAATGGCTCAGGAGTTTGGCATCGAAGGAGGGCGTGACGATCGACGATCTTCCACGCTCCTTCAGCGAGAGCGACATCCAGGCACGCATCGACCAGGCGCGCAAGGAGGAACGGGAGAAGGCGGCGACCGAGTTCAGCGAAGCCGGAAAGACCAGGGAAAGGGCGTTGAAAGACCGTGAAGACGCGTTGAGCCTCCGGGAGGCGGAGAGCCGCAAAAACGGCATCGCCGCGTTCTGCGAGGGGCTCCTGAAGGAGGGTAGGCTCACGCCGGGCATGATGAAGCATGGCATGGGCGTGAAACCCTTCCTCGAGGCGCTCACCGGGATCGAGACGACCTTCGACTTCGCGGAAGGCGGGGACGGCAAGAAGCAGACGCCTCTGGAGTTCATGGAGTCCTTCCTCGCCGCCCTTCCAAAGTCGATCGAGTTCGGCGAGGTGGCGACGAGGGACAAGGACATCGGGCGGGGATCGGCTGCGGCAGGGGTGAAGCTTGAGGCCCTCATCAAGGAGAAGATGAAGACGTCGCCTGCCCTCACCTATGGCGCGGCCTTCGCTGAAGTGCAGAAGGAACACCCCGAACTCGCGACCGAGTACGCGAGCGACTACGTGGGAAAGGAGGAGTAGCATGGCAACGGAAAACCCTATCTTGCTCGAAAGCTACGAGGCGGCCGAGGATTTGACCGCCGACCAGTACAAATTCGTCATCCTCGACGCAACCGGGAAGGCCCGCCGTCCCGACTCGGGTACCGAGATCGCCATCGGTATCCTCCAAAACGCTCCCCCTCTGGGTCAGGCCGCCGTGGTGATGGAACTGGGCCGCTCGAAAATACAGATGAACGGGGCGGTGGGCGCAACCGCGTTCATCGGCCTGGAGTATGTTTCTGCGGTCGATGCGGGCAAGGGCCGCGACGTGAGCGCCGACCTGTCGAAGGCCAGAGCCATTATGATCGACCCGACCGACAATGAAGACGATCTCGGATCGTGCCTTCTCATCGGCCCGGTGCCCGCGCTCTCGACCTATCTCGGCCACACGACGGTGACGACGTACAACACGGCGGGCGTTCTCGCCATGACCGCCGCCATGCTTCTCGGAGGTCTTATCCTGCGTGACCCGAACGGCGCGGGCCGGTCGGACACGGTGCCCTCGGCGGCAAGCATCGTCGCGGCGGTCGCAAACGCGGCGGTCGGGGTGTCCTTCGAGTTCACCATCCGCAACACGGCCGACGCGGCGGAGACCATCACGGTGGCACAGGACGGGGGCGCGACCGTGACGCTCTCGGGGACGATGACGATCGCCCAGAACAACTCGAAGCGCTTTCTCGCGGTGCTCACGAACGTCACGTCGGGGTCGGAAGCGGTGACCATCTACTCGCTCGGCACCGTCGTCCACTAAGCCGGACAAGACTAAGGAGGGATGATACATGCCACCGGTAAGAGAACAGGTAGTAGCCGGACCGCTCGCAAATGTGTCGGTCCAGTACCGCAACACGAATTACATTGCCGACCGGGTTTTTCCGATCATCGACAAGGTCGGCTACAAGGCGAAGATCGCCCGCTACCTCAAAGGGGCGTGGTTCAGGGACGAGGCGGGCATCCGTGGCCCGGGGTCGAGGGCGAACAGGGGAGGCATCCCTACCGATTATCTCGACATCGCGACCACGGAATATGCGTTTGCCTCACCCGTGACCGACGAGGATAGGGATGCCGCCAAGATGATCGGCGGCCCGCCGCTCCAGCCCGACCAGGACGCGATCGAGTTCGCCACCGACAAGGTCGACCTGAAAAAAGAGATACGCGTCGCTAACATGATCAAGACGAGCGCGTGGTCCGGCATCGCGGCAGGCGGAACCGACGCCCATGGCCACTGGGCCGCAGGCGCCGGCAACACTTTCCTTGCAGACATCAAGGGAGGTATAGAGACCGTCCGCAGCAACACGGGGATAAGGCCGAACAGGCTCACGATCGACGCGGGCACCTACGGGAGCCTCAAAGAGGAATCGACGATCCTCGACAAGATCAAGTATACGGAGCGCGGCGTCCTCACCAAGGAGCTGCTCGCGGTCATCCTGGAACTCGACGAAGTCATCATCGGCGAGGCCATTGTGAACACGGCCAAGGAGGCGAAAGGGAACGCCAACTGGGCGGCCTCCAATGTATGGGAAGTGAACGCGGGCAAGGGCATGGGATTTCTTTTCTTCGCCCCGGCAGCCATGGGCCTCAAGAAACCCTCGGCGGGAGCCCAGGCAAGGCGCGCATACGACGACGGGCTTGCCCGGCGTACCACGACCTGGAGGGAAACAGCCGAGCACCAGGATGTCTACGAGGTGGCCGAGGAGACGATGATCCTCCAGGTGGGTCCGGATCTCGGCTACCTGTGGAAGGACACCTTGAAGGACTAGACGGCAGAAGGGAAAGACCTTGAGTAGATACCGAGGGGGAGAGGCCATCCCCTCCCCCTCTTCGAGATCCGGAGGGATGATGAAACCACGATTCTCACTCGTAGTGGCCGCGTTGCTCATTTTGGTCTGTCTCGCCGGGCAGGCGTCGGCCGAGCAGCCTTACATGCTTCTTTCCGCGAAGACGGACGCGACGGAAGGGGCGCTTTTCGCGATGCCTCACAAATACCGGGAGTTCACCTGCCAGGTGTCGGTGACGGGATCTCCGGCAGCGGTCACGGTGCAGCTCCGGGGGAATCTGTCCGGGACGACTACGGACGTCATGGCGGAGTACTCCTTCGACGCGAGCCACCTTGCGGCGGGCTTCGCGATCTTCGGGGTCACGAGCATGCCCGCCTACAACATATCGGGCAAGGTGACGACGCTTACGGGCGGCACGAGTCCGTCCGTCTCGATGGTGTGCGCGGGGGTGGAATAGTGGAAAGACGGAGAAAGGTCGAAAGTACCGAGTCGAAAGTCAAGGTTCCCGGCATCGCCGGACGAAACACCATAGCAATCGCGGGACCCGCGATCGTCATCGCCCTGCTGTTGGCCGCTTTCTCGTTCGGCTTCCCGGCCCACGGCTGGGAAGTCACGGAGCCGGGCCGCCAGGGCGCCGCCGATGCGACCTACAACTCAACGACCACCACGGTGAACTGGTCTTCCGCGCCGGTACAGGTTCTCACGATGACGGGGAACATTACCACGGTGGCGTTCACGGGAGGAGCAAACGGGGGCAGGTACACGCTCTACGTCTGTCAGGGCGGTGCGGGCTCCTTCACAGTGACCAATTGGCCGTCAACCATCAAGTGGTTCGATGGGGGAACGGCCCCGACGCTCACGACCACGACCGGTCACTGCGATGCGGTAGTGTGCCAGTACTTATCCGGGTCGACATCCTATCCCTACAAGTGTGGCGTGGTATCGGACGTGACGTGGTAAAGGTGAACCAAATGAAGCACATAGTACTCTCCCTTCTTCTCTTCCTGACGATGGCGGGCAGCGCGTGGGCCGCCAATTGTGGCGACACCAACTCCGATGGGATAACCGATACGAACTGTGCCTGCGGGGACACCATCGTGGGTGCTTCCGGGTATACGTATACACTGCCGGAAAATATGTCGTGTTCAGATCAGGGATTGATCGTTGGTTCTCACAGTATAACGATAGACGGCAACGGCAAAACCATCACTGGCCCTGGGATAGCCGGTGGTACTACAACTCGCGGCATCTACAATAACGGCTATGACCATGTCACCATCACTCATCTCCATATCGCGCAGTTTGCTATCGGGGTGTTTCTTAAGGGCGGTTCCAACAACGGAACAATAACCAACAGCACCATTTCCTACTGTAGGTTTGGAGATGAGTCAGCCAACCTCGGTGGCATCGTGCTGGAGGCTTCTGAATCAAACACTCTGACTGATAATCTGTTAGACGACAACGGTATAGCGATCAAACTCTATTCGTCTTCTACGTCAAATGTCATCAGTGGCAATACCCTGCTCCACAACCTAGACGCCATCAGGATCGTTTCCTCTAATTCCAATACCGTTTCTGGGAATACTCTCGATTCAAACATGGAGTATGGAGTGTTCATAGATGGCACTTCCAACGCAGTCACCGGAAACTACATCTACGGAAGCATGGCGGCAGTAGGGTCGATTTCAAGCTCTACCACTGTCTCCTCCAACACCTTAGATGGTAATGCAACAAGCAGCATGCTCACGTACACCGATGTCACAAGGGCCGCTACTGTGGGGAGTGCTGTAAGTGTAGTCTTCTCCATGTTCGATATGCTGGGCACCGCTTGTCCCAGTTGCACCTATACAGCGGTCACAAGTCCGGTGGAAAATGTGACCAAGACCAAAGACGGCAACAAAGTGACTGTTTCTTTCACACCCTCAAGATCGGGAACCTATTCGCTGATCTTAACGGTCACAGATTCACATGGGAATACTGCCAAGAGAAGGCTCATTTTTCTGGTCGGCAGTGCGTCAAGTAAGGAAACTACGTACTACTTCAGAGGGGGTTCGGGCGTTGACGCACAAGATGGCCCCCCATTTGACCACGGGCAAGCGTATGGAAATGGCCACGATTCCCACCCGCTGCTCCTCTCTATCCCAGAAGGAGATGAGTATGGGATGTGCGGTAATTGGACTCAAAGTTCCATAGACGTGCAGCCGGACTACCCTCTTGCCTACCTATCGAGTATCAGCATCAACGTGTGGTATGCAGGATGGAGTACACAGCTCGGAGTGCGAGAATACGCCAGCTACGTAGTAGATATGTCGAATTCCACTGCTATTCCGGGAGAAAGCGAGGACGAGTACGACTTTATCTATAGCCAAATTACTCGATCATTCACGGACCTAAACTGGGGAATGGATTATCCAAACCTTTGGTATGGGACGACAGTTGTGCTGACGGGTGATGTGGTCGCTTGGAAAAGTACTCATGACAATCCGAGTACCGTGACCGTCTCCCGCAGATATACCACCACACCGATAGTAAAGTCGATTTCCAACGACAAAATGAATGTCCTTTCCGCCACCACTCCGGTTTCAGATACAAGCGGTGCTCGTATCGTGGTTGAGAATCCGAGAGCCTCGGCGGATTCGACCGACGTCGTCCTGGACAGTTACCATAGGCCCTTTCAGCATGGCACTACCACAATAAGCTCCGACGGAACGGCCACCCTCGCCAGTGGGTCGATCGCCGCCGGCTCCGTCCAGTCCTTTGAATCGGTGCCTCTCGACATCACCCCGGATGCCGGCTCCGTCGCCGTATCCATCACCACATGGAACAGTCGCCGCAAGACTTGGGCGGAGAATGGATCGGGCGCATCGTCGGCGGGCCACACAGTGGGCAACCTGAGCCCCGGCAAGACATACACGGTGTCCATCGACGGGACGAAGCTGGGAACGTACACAGCCGATCAGTCAGGGAAGATCACGTTCAACTATGCCGGAGGATACTCGTCCCACACCTTCGATGTGTCAGGCAAGGCAGGGGCAGCCGTGCTGCTCATGGCTCAATAGGAGGCCCTCATGCCCTACTGCACGATAGACGACCTGAAGAAGCTCATCGCGGAGGAGACGATCCTCCGGCTCACGGACGACGATAACCTCGACCCGGCCTCGATCGACCCGTCCGCTCCGGCCCAGGCCGCCATCGTCTCGCGGATCTCCGAGGCGATCGCCACATCCGACGCCGAGATAGACGGCTACTGCGCGGCGAAGTACGGCGTGCCCTTGTACCCCGTGCCGCCGCTCGTGAAGGCCCTCTCTGTCCAGCTCACGATCTACTACCTCCACAAGCGCCGAAGCAGCATGCCCGAAGAAGTTGAAAAGGGCTACGACAAGGCATCGGCGAGACTCCGGGACATCGCGAAAGGACTGCTCACCCTGGGCGTCGACCCGGCCCCCGCGCCATCGGCCGACGCGGCCGGCGCGGCGACGAACAAGACGGAGGGCGATCGCGTGTTTACCCGGGACAGTATGAAGGGGTTTTGAAACATGCATGAATTCGAGTCGATCGAGAATGCCGCCCTGACCGCCCTCGCTCCACTTCGAGAGAGCGGTCTGAGAAATCTGGACGTATTGGCGGGGCAAATGGACGACGAGACGCTTGAGAAGGTCAGTCTGCTCTTCCCCTTCGTTTACGTCAAGGCGGCGAACCTGAAATCCAAGACCGAGAATACCGCCGATCGGATCGATGTCGACCTGGTGGTCTTCGTGGGTGACAGAAATCTGAGAGGCGGGGCGGCGGCGACCAAGGGCGATGCTCACAGCCCGGGCGTCTACAGCTTGTTGGAACTGGCCAAGAAGAGACTGCACCGGGTGCGGATACTGCCCGGCTGGACCCCACCGTTGCGGCAGGGAGAAGAAGAAGTCTATTACGACCCAAAGAACAAGTTCTGCGTGTATCAGGCGTGGTACACCCTCAAAAAACAGGAGTAAAACGGAGGAAGACAATGGCGTACGAGAACGAAGGATTCATCGGATCGGGCGATCTCAACATCGACGTTTACAATGCGAGCGGCGCCTTGACGGGAGAGCTGGACGTGGGCAACGCCAAGGCGTTCGCGATCAACGCCCCGAAGATCGAGAAGAAGGAGCTGACCGGATTTCGCCGGGAGAACTACGGCAAGAAGATCGCCTCGGTGCCGATCTCCAAGGAACAGGAACTGAAGATCACCCTCACCGACATCAACCGCAAGAACCTCGTGCTCGCGATGATGGGCACGGATGCCGCGTATTCGCAGACGGCGGGCAACAACACCTCCACTCCCGAAACCGTCGTCGCGGTCCTCGGCAAATGGGTAAAGCTGGCGAACCGGAGACTGGACCCCGCGCACAAACCGGTGGTCACGGGTGCGGGCACCACGCCGCCGACCTACGTGGAGGGGACCGATTACGAGATCGATTATCAGGTGGGCCGGATCAGGGCATTGTCGGGCGGCGCCATCACTGACGCCACGAGCATCGAAGTGGGCTCCACATGGCTCGGCATCACGAACGGGTTCAAGGTGCAGGCTCTCACCCAGAACACGATATATGCGTTCATCCGCATGATCGGCAAGGACCTGGCCTACGGCCGTGACTGTGAAGTGATCGTCCACAAGGTTGAGCTGGTGCCCTCGGGTGATATCAACTGGCTCACGGATGATTTCGCCAGTCTGGAATTCACCGGAACCATCCTGAACACCCCCCAGGGCGATTGGGATGTCCTCTTCTACTGATCGCGAGGGCCACCCGTGAGAAAGCAGAAGACCATCGTCATCGACCGGGCGAGGTTCACGGTCAAAGAGCTGCGAGTAAAGGATATCCGCGCTCTTCTCGGCGAGAAGGACAGCGAGAAGAACCGGGGCTGGATGCTCTCGCTCTCGACGGGACTGGACGCCAAAAGGCTCTACGGCCTGCCCCGGGGAGATCTCGACAGACTGTGGAGGGCCGTCCGGGAAGTTAATGCCGCGTTCTTCGACAAGCCTCGCCCGGCAGCAGGCTCGGATCGGAGCCGCACCTCCTCCACGAATGGCACCGCAGGTCATGGTGAGAGCGAGAAGCTCACGTCCGAGACGCTGGACCGGTCCATATGCCGGCTGATCGAACGGGGGCATGCACAAGCGTGGAACTACGGCTGGGCTTTCTTCATGACGGCCCTCACGGTGTCCGAGGGCCTCGAAAAAGACCGGCTCAGGAACATGGCCATCGCGGCAAGAATGGGCAACGCCGAGATGAAGGCGTGGAAGAAATTCCTGTCGGGACAATAGAATGGCTGCAAATAACATCATACAGCTCATAATCACCGCCACGGCGGAAGGTGTCAAGACAGCGGCCAAGACGGTCGGGAACGCCCTCAAGGAAGGGTTCTCCAAGGGCCAGGCAGCAGTCAAAGCATTCAGCACTGTCACAGAGGGCGTCGTATCCAAAGTCAAGAGTGAATGGGTTTCATTTACGGTTGCGCTTGGTACTCCCATCCTCGTCTTGAAGAAGTCCATTGAGGCGGCCCTTCAAATGCAGCGCATAGAGTCTTCCATGAAGGCTGCCACGGGATCGGCGGCGGCGGCCGGAGCGGAATTGAGATTCGTCGGGGCGGAAGCCGATCGCCTCGGGCTGTCCCTTTCGGATACCGCGCTCGCCTATGCAAAGTTTACCGCCTCGACGAGAAACACGGCCATCGAAGGGGAGACCACGAGAAAGGTCTTCACCGGTGTATCGGAGGCGATCACAGCGTTGGGCCTGACCTCCGAGGAGTCGAACGGCATCTTTTTGGCCCTCTCGCAGATGATGTCGAAAGGAAGGATCGCCGCAGAGGAGCTGTCCGGCCAATTGGGCGAGCGCCTTCCCGGGGCCGTGAGACTCACCGCCGAAGCTATGGGCTTGACCACCCAGGAGCTGCTCAAGCAGATGCAGGATGGCAAGCTGATGTCCGCCGACGTCCTCCCGAAGCTGGCCGAGCAGCTTCACAAAACATACGGCGAGGCGGCATCGGAAGCGGCTCAAAAAGGCCAGGCCGAAATCAACCGCTTTAACAATGAGCTGTTCAACATGAAGGTCGCCCTCGGCGGGTCAGTATTGCCCATACTGACCGGAGCGATAAGGCTTTTCGAGCAGTTCCCGAAAACCATAGCCGGCATAGGCGGAACTGCGGTACTGGGCCTTACCTTCAAGAAATTCGCCGACGTAATAAGAGAAGTAAACACCCAACTGAAGAACCTCACCACGCTCACGATAACGGAATGGGCCGCAAAGGCGGGAGCGAGTTTTCGCAGGCTGGCATCAGAAGTGACGGCCGTCGGAATAGCCGCGAAAGCTGCCGCGATTGGTCTCCTTACTCTCGGAGCCTATGAACTCTATCAAGGCCTGGCTCGCCTTCAGGAATGGGCGCAAAAGACCGCAAAGGCAAAAGCAGAACAGGAGGAATTGAGGGAAAGCAGCAAGAAGACGGTAGAAGAACTGGGGAAGTTCAAGAAACTGGCCCTCCCCGATAACCTGACGGGCAAGACGACAGACGATCTCAACAAACTATCCGACGACTTGGTGAAGGCCTACCATTACTGGTCTGCTCTCAAAACCTTGATGGAAGCAGAAGGCAATATGAGGATGGTGGACGAGGCCGATCGGAAGCTCAAAGAGATCCTTGCCACGACGCAGAAAGTCAATCAGGCGTTGGGATACGGGGAGGCGAAAGCCAAACCCCCGAGAGAGAAGACTCAAGAGGAGCAGGAAAAGGAAAAGAAGGCGGCCAAGGAGGCCGCCGAGGCCAAAGTCGAAGCGATAGACTATGAGTGGGACGTCCGGCAACGCCGCGCAGACAATTTCTATGCCGATATGGAGAACAGGGCCAAGGATACCGAGGCGTGGGTTGCCGGCAGGATTACAGAGCTCAAGATGCAATCCGAGAAGTACGGCTTGCAGCGGACCTATGAACAAATAAAGGCTCAGGCGGAAGCCGAAGCACCTCGGATGACTGAAGTCGATCGGATGAAGGAAAGCCTCTTCCTCAAACAGTCTTATCTCGTGGAGTCTCTTGCGAGGGCCAAAAAGGAAGCTGACGAAAAGATCAAGTACATTAAGCAGACCGCACAGGCGGAAGAGGATAAAGCCAAGGAGATCAAAAAGGTCGAGGATGATCTTGCCAAAGCAAAAATAGACAACTATCAGGAATCCCTCGACGCCCTGAAAAGCTCCCTCGATGAGGCGCTCGCCCTCGAAAAGAAATACGCCGAGGAAATAAAGCAACTCAAGCAGGAAATCGCTGACATAGATATGTCCCTGGCCGACAAAATTCGCGCCCTGAAACAGAGGGACATGACCGAGGAGGCGCGGGAGGCGGATCTCGCCTTGCAGGCCCAGGAGAAACTCGCGGCGGCCGAGGAAGCGAGGAAGGCCGGAAAACCCGATCTCGCCCGGCAATTGGCTCAGCAGGCCGGAAACATCGCTTACGGTCTCAAGGACACCAACCAGGCCATCGACCTCGTGACCAAGGCGGCGGAGTCAGAAAAGTCCACGATACAGGCCCAGATCGACGCGGCCGAGGAGAACATGAAGGCCGCCCAGGACGCGGCTCAGATCATCGAACAGAAGATGACCGAGATCCGGGAAAGCGTAGAGGCAAACCCGATTATCGTCAAGTTTGCGGTAGACAGCACGCAGCTCGATGCGGTAATGGGTCGTCTGGGTCAGATGCAAAGAAAGGGCTACGATGTCAATGCAGAAACGCTTTTCCAAGACGTTTCCGCCTACGCCACGGGCGGCCGCCTGGGCGGATACGGCGGAGGAGACAGCATCTTCTCTCTGTTGGAGCCGGGAGAATGGGTCATCCGCAAAGAAGCGGTGAGGCACTACGGCGACGAGATGTTCGCGGCCCTCAATAGCCTGAGCCTTCCGTCCGGAGGGTTCAGCCTGGCTCGATACGCCGAGGGAGGCTCGGTCGGACCCGCCGACACGGTCAACCTCAACCTCAACATGGGCGGTAACTCTTATCACACCACCACCGACAGAGACACCGCCGAGGCGCTGAAGCGGGCTTTCGGCATGGAATACCTCAAAACAGGCGGCTATAGGCCGAGCTGGAAGAAATAGCCATGTCGATCTTCTCCTTTTCAATAGGCGGTGTGGTAGTCAGCGAGCAGGACGCCTATGGGCTGTCGGTCGAGCTGTCGCCGGTCGAGGGATCGGCGACGCTACGCATGCAGTCGGGAACCCTCGTCAAGCAGACCGCGTGGAGAAAGTACCAGGTCAAAATAACCTCCGAAGGGAACTACCTGCCGCCGGCGCTCGCCGGGCTCGATTACGGCTCCTCCCTCGAATTTGCGTCGCCCCAGGGGATCACCGAGAAACAGACGGTCGCCGCCTCAATTACCACGACCCGCAGTTTCCGGACAGACGGGGACTACGTGCCGGAAGTCTACGCTCTGCTCGCTGACGGATCGAAGGCCGTCCGTGCTTCGGCCGTCACCGGCAGCAGCGCCCTCAGTGTCACGCTGACGGGAGGGGAACAGGCATTGATCGTGCTCTATTTCCCCAGGCTGAGCATGTACTTCTCTCCGCCTACCCACACCTGGGAACAGTACGATGCCCGCAGTGGATGGACCATCACGGGTGAGGAGATATAGTGTCCATCGCCCTGACGATAGCCGGCGTCGCCATGAGCAACTACCTCGTAAAAACGCTCACCATCGAGGCGGACGAGGGCTGCGCCGTGGTGGCCCAGTTTTCGGTATGCGACGCCGCGAAGATGCTGGACCATGAGGACCTCGCCGGCGGAGCGGTGGTTATCTCCTGGTCCGGGACCCTTCTTTTTACGGGACGTCTGCGAGAGGCCACGTTCGACCCTTTTATGCGCGTCTTCGACTGCAAGGCGACCGATCTACGTGAGGACGCCAAGGATTACGGGCCGGAGTGGCTGGAGGGCGATCTGTTCCAGGCGGCCATTACCGGCACGCTTGACTTTTCGACCGGCAACAAGAAGAAGGTCTACGGAACGGGTACATATTTCAACAGCGAGTTGAGACCGGGGCAACGGATTTTCAACGCCACGAACGACCCCGTGGGGGCAAAACCGAGCGGCACGGCGACCGCGAACGGAGCGCCGTTCTCGGGCATAGCCGCCCTTACGGATAGCTCGGCCTCATGGGTGCAGGACAGCCTCGCCGGAAAGTACGCCTACAACACGAGCCACGCGGGATGGTCGGGCAGAATCGTGTCGAACACGGCAACCGTGGCTTACGTGTCCGTGATCGAGGGTAACGGCTGGAGCGTGGGTGACGGGTACCGGATATCGCCCGGGCTCAACCGCGCCACGGCCATAGCGTCGATCGAGTCCGACACGGAGCTGACGCTGGAGTTCGAATACCCGGGCACCTGCGGCACCGGGAAAACGGGCAAACGGTTGTGGGGGCTCTATTTCGAGCCCTTGAGCGGATCGGCGACCGATACCCTCGACAAGGCGATCAAGGCCCTCGACGCGGAGTGGGCCACGCTGGAGGTGGACAAGAGCGGTAACTTCAGGATCTCCGACTGCCGGGCGAAGGCAACCGCCGATCTCGTGCTGGGTCCGGCTGATTTTGTCTTCCATAGCGTGACGATGGTCCACCACGATCCTCAGCAGGTGGTAAACCTCGTCTCCTATGATGTGACCGAGGATTATCAACTGAGGTGGACGTACCTCGCGGTCAACCGGGTGGCGAACGCAGACGAGGAGGCGGATTCGATCGTCTCTCAGTTGCGCTCGGGCGCGTCCGGGGTGGGAGAATGGAAGCTGAAGACCCCCACGGCCGCAGGCCTGTTGGGGGCGGGGCCTCCGTATACTTTCGACGTGATACACGAAGCTACGTGGGAGCAACAGCGGCGCACGTTCCTCTGCCGCCAGGGGTTCAAGAACACGGCAAGCATCGCCAAATACGGGCTCAAACCCCTTGAACAGAAGATCGCCCTCGACCACGGGGCGGTATCGGGCGCCAAGACCTGGGGATACTCGGATACGAACTACACGGCCCCTTTAAGGTACCTCACCGTGCAGTGCCGCAACAACCACAAGGAACCGGAGGGATTCACGATCAAGAGCATGCTCGCGGGTCTGGCTCGCGCCAAGATGCTGGAGTCCCACCGTCTCATTACCGTCCCGATGCAGATGGCCATGTATGCCAACGCGAGCCGGGACCTCACCATCGAAGGAAGCTTCCCGAATCTCCGGTTTCGCGGGAAGACCACTAGATACCGGCACGAATACGACGCCGATACCGGCCGCGCCGTAACAACGATGGAGGTGGCGGTGATGCCGCCTTTGACCTGATGGCCATCTCGCTGAAGTTTCCCGAAATACCTGAATCGCGCACGAAAGCCCTGACTTCCAAGGCATGGCCGGCAGACTACACCGTGACCGGCACGGTCGAGTTCTCGGCGACCAACAAGAAGAAGGTCTACGGCTCGGGCACGAGCTTTCTCACCTCCGTGAGCGTCGGGGACTCGGTGTACAACTACACCGACGACAAACGCAAAGTAGATGCGGGGGAGGTCGAGATCCCGGTGATGGTGAAGTCTATCCAGTCGAACACCGAACTAACGCTGGTGCGCGACTACCAGGGAGAAACCGGCCCCGGCAAAACCATGACCGGATTCAGGTGTGAGAACCAGGTCGGTATCTCTGGAGACATGATCGACATATCGGGGAGCTAAAAGCCTATGAAAGACGCGGATATCGGCAAGGGCGTGCAATCCTACAAGAAAGACGAGGTGGCGAGCGCTACCCCTCCGGAGCTGCCCGACCTCCAAGACGCCGCCTCCCAGCCGGAGACTACCATAAGCGTCGAAGCAGCGTCGACGGGCGGCGGAGGCGACGGGATCATGGTGGGCCTGGAAGTCCTCGACGAACCGCCCGACGACCTTTACCAGGGCCGGATATGGATGGAGAGGTGAAAAACGATGAAAGATACTGACGTCGGCGAGGGCCTGCGGTCCTTCGAGACGGTCAAGCCCGGCAGCGCTACCCCTCCGGAGCCGCCCGATCTCCAGGACGCCACGCCGCAGGCTGAAACAGAGATCACCCTGGAACCCGCGACGGGCGGCGGGGGCAAAGCCACCGGCCTGATGCACGGGGACTTCACCAGCATAGGCAATCAGGGACTGGGGAGTGTCCGGCTCATGTATGCCTGTACAAATGGTGGCCGAGGGGGAGTGTAGTGGCCGAGGGAGACATCGGGCTGAAGATACGCGACAAGGACGGGGTCACGAAATCCGTAGCCGTGGACCCAGACGACTGGGAAGCAGGCCTTTGGGGTCCCGCCATACAAATAGACGACCAAGGCACATGGCGCATCATTCTCACCTGTGATGCCGACGACGCCTGCGGCATCCAACGGACTCGCCTCGCCATGCGCTACGGCATTTTCGACAGGGAAGCCGGGTATTTTTTCACGACTTGTGGCCTGAAAGCATTTAAGGAGTACGGCAATGATCTCGAAGGAGACCTGCCGACAATGTTCTCTGCCATCTTGTGTTCATTTATCGGTCCCAGCTATTTCCCGGTCGACGGGAACACGGACCCGGGAATGTATCTGGAGTTCTACTGGTCGAATCTCGGCATGTTACCGGGTGATGTCGTCGAGATCTACGTGTCCGGGACCTTCGCCGGTCCTTTTACCCTGGCCGGGAGCTATCAGATAACCGCCCCGATGCGGATGACCATCAGGGTCACCCCTCCTTCGCTCGGAAAGCGCTACTACTACAAAGCTCGCGTCCTGAAGGGCGGAGACGACGCGACCTATTTCAGTCACTACGCCATAGGCATGGTGCCGGACTACACGAGGCAGCCGAGTTTCTCCGGCCTTGAAGTATCTGCCGGCAAAGGGCGCGGCGAGGTCCGCTGGTACTGGAACGCCGACGACATAGACTGGGGATGGGCTGGAAGGACTTCGATCGCCCAAAACCTCGACCTCGCCAGCATTAGCGACTGGGGAGGCGGATACCAGATTCAGTATACCGACGTGGCCCTCGACCGCGCACCGGACATCTTCAACAGTCATATCACCTCGTGGGGCGAAGACCCGCCCTTTCCACCCCTCGATCCTTACGTCATCTACGGTCATGTGTGGAACATGGAACTGCCCTGGTACACATCGGTGTTGGACATTCCCGCCCTTGCTTCGGGATCTCCGCAAAAGCTCACCATGAGAATGCGGGGCGTGGGCATCAAGTACTGGGCCTGGGATCGCCCCTATACCTACGGGAATTGGACGGAACCGGTGGCAAGCTTCACCGAGGGGCACGAGGACGACCCGGGATTTCAACCGAGCTATCCCATGACGATAAACAATTTCACGGTCTCGCAGGGGCTTGCCGGGAAGATCACCCTCTCATGGGACGCGGTTGCCATCTGGCCCCCGGGCACGACTTACGAGGTCTATGGCGTCTATTATTACGACGAGGGATATGGGAGTTTCACCATCGCAGGTTACACCAATCCGCCCACGACAACTATTGATCTAACGCAGTTCGCCCCCGGTCAGCACGTTCGATTCGTGATGCAATGCTACTCCTACAACGAAAACACCAACGAAGAGATCTATGGCGAAATCACGGCGGAGGCGGAAGGGTGGGGAACCTGATCCTGTAGAAGGGCGGACAGCACCCAGGGAGCACTTTCTCCCTTAAGACATGCGCGCCAACGCATGACAGGATAACCCGCTGCCATCCACCCCAATTGGGGTTATCGGCAGGCAGCGTGCATGGACTTAAGGGAGGAACATCATGAAGAGTTTTCTTTCGTACCTCGGCGGAAAGTCTTTGTTAGCCGCGAAGATTCTGCCGCTCATTCCCGAACACAAATGCTATTGTGAGGTTTTTGCCGGAGCGGCCTGGATGCTGTTCAAAAAAGAAGAGTCCCAGGTCGAGATTCTCAACGATATCAATTCCGATCTGGTCAACCTCTACCGGGTCATCAAGCTCCATCTTGACGAGTTCGTCAGGTACCTGCGCTGGCTCCTCGTCTCTCGGGACGAATTCGTCCGTTTCAAGGCCGAGAACCCTGCGACGCTCACGGACATCCAGCGGGCTGTCCGCTTCTACTATCTTCTCCGCTCGGGCTACGGCGGCAAGGTCGTGAGCCAAAGCTTTGGCATCGGCCCGACCCGCCGTCCTTCCCTCAACCTCCTTCGTATCGAGGAAGAGCTGTCACAGATCCATCTCCGCCTCGCCCGGGTCTACATAGAGAACCTGCCATATCACGAGGTCCTCACCCGCTTCGACCGCCCCGACACGTTCTTCTACCTCGACCCGCCATACTATGGTTGCGAGAGCGACTACGGCAAAGGCATCTTCTTCCAGGAGGACTTCTCCCGCCTTGCCGATTTTCTGTCCGGGCTTCAGGGCAAGTTCATCATGTCAATAAACGACACGCCAGAGATCCGGCAGCTGTTCGAGTCCTTTACCATTATGGAGGTGTCCACAACCTATCTTGCTGGTGGCGCCGGCAGCAAGAAGAAAGTGACAGAGTTGATAGTGGCCAACTATGAGAGGGTACGATAGCGGACGGCCTATTGGGTGGCATATTCCCCTGCAACGTGTTGTTGTGACTTCCTCGATCATTTTGACGGCAGGTGAAATAGCAATTGCAATTACTGTTTATGAGTGGTATGAAGGAAACAACAAACCGGGTCAAGATTCTTGGTTATTACCGCAGGGGGAAACATGGCAGAGAACGCTACGTACTTGGCACCGCTCTTGTCTGATCCTTCACGTCTTGCACGGGAGGCCGGCCGGCGTCGAAAGCCATTTGACGAGAAGGCAATATCTGCAGAAAGCGTGCCCGCGTATGAGGCGGAAGGCTGGAAGGTTGATCGTCCGCTCAAACGTCTAGTCAAGGTCAAGCGCGAAAAAATCATCGATGAGCGGCTTGAAAACAGGTTCTGGATGCTGCTATTCAAGATGGGCTATCCAGAAATGAATGAAGGCCGAAAGTTTACGATTGCTATTGACCGTAAAGGGGCTGAACCGCTGACCAAGCAGATTGACGTATTTGCGAGAGACGAGGAAACGGTCATCGTAGCGGAATGCAAGGCTGCGGAGAGAGTGGTGAAGAGGTCTCTGCAGAAAGATCTGGAGGAATTCTCCAATCTCAAAGGACCGATTGCCAATTCCATTCGTAAGCACTATGGAAGTGATTTCAAACCAAAAGTCATATGGCTTTTTGTGACCGAAAACATCGTATGGTCAAGGCCTGACCGTGAACGTGCGGCAGGTCTCAAGATCCGAATCATAACAGAGAGAGAACTCAGGTATTACGGACAAATAGCGGAGCATCTCAGAAGTGCTGCGCGGTATCAATTCCTGGCCGAGTTCTTGAAGGACCAGACGATTCCTGAGCTGAGCGGAAAAGCAGTCCCGGGGATACGCGGGAAACTTGGCGGAAAGAAATTCTACTCCTTCGTAACCACACCTCGTGACCTACTAAAAATAGCCTTCGTCAACCACCGGTCCTTGAATGACCCAGAAGGTGCCCCATCTTACCAGCGCCTTATAAACCGTTCGCGACTTTACGATATAGGAAGTTTTATTAGGAGCGGTGGATACTTTCCTAACAATATTTTGATCAATTTTTCTCGACCTGTCAGGTTCGACAAGATAAGTCAGGACGAGAAGACGGGAATTGCTTTCGGTCATCTGTATCTCCCAGACAAATACCGGTCCGCTTGGGTCATTGATGGACAGCACCGTCTTTACGGATTTGCTCCGTTAAAGGATGTCTTCCTGGATCAAAACATAGCAGTCATTGCGTTCGAGATGTTGCCACGGCCTGAAGAGGCAAATCTGTTTGTGACCATCAATCATGAGCAGAAGACGGTTCCAAAACACCTGTTGGACGACCTTGAGGGTGAGCTGAAGTGGGGGTCCGATATCCCGAGTGAACGAATAGGTGCGATCTCCGCGCGGCTAATTAACCTTCTCAACAGCGATGTAGGCGAACCTTTCTACAACAGGATCACGCAACAAGGGATAGACTCGACAAACAAAACTTGCTTGACCATTCCTGCACTGAAGGACGCATTAAGACGTTCGGGGCTTCTTGGCCGAGCAATCGTTAACAAATGTCAGTACGACCTTGGACCTCTTTGCGCGGCGAATGATTCGGAGACTCTTGACCGATCCAGATCGGCTTTGAGCCAGTACTTCTCTGTCATTCGAAACGCGAACCTCGCCCAGTGGGAAAGCGGCCGCGAAGGCCATCTATGCACCAATGTGGCTGTCCAAGCTTACACAATGCTGCTCTCTTCTCTCATCAAGTATTGGGAAGTGAACACGGCGACGGATAGCCGTGAGGTGAGTGTCGAAGACATGATGCTTGAAATTGAGGAATACATATCTCCTATACGCGAATTCCTGGAAAACGCCGACAGCAAGAAAATGAAGGAGACTTTTCAGGTACCTTTTGGTTCCGGCGGCCTTCCTCAGTACTATTTCCGTCTGTGTCAGGTCGTGAAAACGAAGTACCCCGACTTTCAGCCAGAGGGGATGGCAGAATGGGAAAAGGAACAGTCGCAAGAAAACATACAGAGAGCCGATAGACAACTCGACGAACTTTGGGTTGAGATTAGGAGGTATATCTTTGATGTTTTTAGATCCGTTCACGGGGAGGCTAAATACTGGGACAAGGGGGTGCCCGACAAGGGCATTAGGACCAAAGCCTATGCCCAGTCTTTGGACGATGACGATGCCGATGAGTCCCTGCCTCTCGAGACTTATCTTGACGAAATCGATCTGAAAAAAATAGTCGAGCACAAACAGAATTGGCCCCTATTCAAGTCGGTCTTCAATATTCCTGAGCCCGGGGAAAAGGGATTTGCAAAGAATCTCAAGTGGATGGAGCGGTTAAACCGACTCAGGCGAATTCCTGGGCACCCAGCTCATAACAGACATTACAAACTGGAGGACTTTGACTATTTAGATTATATTCACGGGGAATTCTTCAACCGGCTGAACTCGGCGCCCAGCAACTTTGTTCCGCTATCGAGTGCTGAGGAGATTCAGGAGGAAAACCTTGCCTGAACCTTTCTTAAAGTGGGCGGGCGGAAAGCGATGGCTCGCGAAGAAGTACGGACATTTATTTCCTAAGCGCTTCCGCCGGTACATTGAACCGTTTGCAGGAAGCGCGGCTGTCTTCTTTTGCCTCCAGCCCTCTTTGGCTGTCCTTGCCGATAGGAACTCTGATCTCATCAATTCTTATGAGGCAATCAAGGGCCATCCGGGTGAGGTTGCAATCCTGCTAAGGCAATTCCAAGCCCTCCACTCCCCGGATTTTTATTACTGGGCCAGATCAGTTGTTCCTGACGATCCCATTGAACGCGCAGCTCGTTTTATCTATCTGAATCGCACGTGTTGGAATGGTCTGTATCGCGTCAATAGACAGGGTGAGTTTAACGTGCCCATGGGCACGAAGACACTTGTCGAGTTTTCAAATGCATACCTTCAAACGATAAGTACTGCGCTTAGTCAAACAACACTCAAGGTGTCTGATTTTGAAGCGATCATTGATATGGCAGAAAGGAGAGACCTGATTTACATAGATCCCCCGTATACCGTGACGCACAATAACAACAATTTCATCAAATACAATTCAAACCTCTTTTTGTGGGAGGATCAGGTTAGATTGGCTTCCGCCATAAGACGAGCTGTGGCCAAAGGCGCTTTGGTCGTGTTGTCAAATGCCGACCATGCTGCCGTCAAGGAACTCTACAGAGGCTTCGGAAATCACTACAGCATAGAACGAACGAGTATCCTCTCAGGCAAATCGGAACATCGCCGAAAGACGACAGAATTGCTTATCACCAGTTGTAAACCTAGGAGCGCCTCCCCTCGCTCCTCAACAGCGCCTTCCAACGAAAAAAGCCAAGCAAGAAAAGTGTAG